TCTTCTTTTGCCAGAAGCAAGAGACGCTAGAAGTGCTATTATAGATAAGATGCGTCAAATTCAGCTGACTCCTGTACAGGGAGAACAATCTGAAGAAGACTTAGATAAACTAGATGACCTTAAGTCTCAACTAGATCAGCTTGAATCTGACTACGATGAGTACGGTGTATTAAAGGACGACTATAACAGACGCATTGCAGAGAACATCAGACTATGGAAGTCGGAGAGAGCTGCTGCAAACATGTATCAATATACTATTTCTGAGAGTAATCGTGCTTTGTTTGAGGGATTATTTGAATCTAAGAAAGCAGCAGTAGCAGAAGCAACTGATCTCTTGACTCAAGCCCAAACAAGCAACAATGCAGAGAATCTACAGATTGCTCAGAAGAAATATCAAAAAGCCATATCTGACTTAGAGAAGTTTAAAAAAGCCAACGTAGTTAGAAAGGTTGCACCTGAATTCTACGAAGAGCGTAGAGATATTCTTGATGCTATTTCTGAAATTCAAGATAAGTATCCAGCTGCTACGACGGGTAGAACTGTGCAACAAGTTTATGAAGAGTTGTTCTCCTTGCTGAAGCCATACAAGAATAAGAACAGCGAATATGAAGGTTCTTTAATTATCCAAGACAAAGTTGAGTACGTTGATGGCCAGGGTAAAACTGTTAAGATAAGTATTCCCGTAAGAATCAAACAGCTTCAAGATGAGTTAGATGATATTCGTGAAGAGATTTCAGAGAACAGAGAGATTTCTAAACAAGATAAACAAGCACTTAGAGCTCTTTATGGTGAATTGTCTAATATGCAAGAGACCGTAGAGACAGAAGACTACGAAAAACAAAAAGCAATTAACATTGCAAAGCTTAGACCAAAAGTAATTGCAGCTTTAGAAGGTAATGTTTCTGACTATAGCTCTGAACAAATTAGAGCTCGTTTAGAAGCTGCGTTAAAAAAGACTGACTGGTTTAAAGATAATCACAGACTGGCTTATGATTTTAGAACAGAGAAAAAAGTATATAAACCTACCTTCCAATGGCAGGTAACTCTTCCTACTAATCCTAATTACATTCTTGAAACAGAGCCATCTTTTCGTTGGTACAACATCCAGGTTAATCCTGTTTTCATTAACCCTGAGGTAAAAGAAAATAGAAACTCAAAGAGAGTAGCTCTTAAGTCTGACAGTATTTACCGCAGTAAAGAGTATGCTAAACTTGATGATGAACAAAGAGACATTTTAAGAAAAGTAACTGACATCTATCAAAGACAGCAGAAGGGTCTTCCTAAAAATCTAATGAAAGGCTTAGAGCTTCCTTCAGTGCGTAAAGACGGATTAGAAGGAGCTAATCAAAGCTTTGGTACAATTAGATCCCAAATAAGCTCTGTTTGGGGTAACATAACTGATTCTGTTATGGGACGTGATGATGAGGAGCTTGGAGAATCTGCTATGTTTGAGAGTAGTCAAAAGAAAGACTCTCAACTTAACAGATCTAAGAATCGTTTGTATATGAAATATGTACGTCCTGTCGAAGCAGATAAAATGACTGTAAACTTTATTGAGTCTATTACTCAATTTGGAGCTGAATCTATTCGCTTTAAGGGGATGTATGAAGAGCTTCCTTATATCCTAGGAGTAAGAGATCTTGTTGAGAAAAATGTTCGCGGCACTACTGCTAAAGTTATAAATGACATGCTTGAGAGACGCATGAATGGTCAAAACAAAGTAGCCATGAGTAACATCAAAGCTTTAAGATTTGCTGAAGAAGCAGTATCTAAGTCTCTTTCTCTTGGAGCAAACATGGTACTTTCGTTGAACTTGCCTTCTGCTATTAAAAACTTCCAAGCAGGTAGCGCAAACATTTATATACAACTTAACAGATTTGGAATTAGTAAGAAAGCTGTTTCTAAACACATGGGCAAAAATGCTAAAGAGTACATGAACCTATTTAACGCTCAGGTTGAAGAAGGTCAGAATACGCCATACATGGTTAAGATGAAATACTTCAGTGTTATGACTACTGATACACTGAGTGAGTCTGGAAAAAAACTTTACCTTACTTCCCTTGACAAGTCTGCCAAGTATAATCCTCTTAAGCATCTTGCGTTCATGAGAGAGTTTGGCGAATTTGAAATGCGTTCTGCAGTTGCAGGCGCTCTTTCCGATCAATTCTTGATTGAACTTAATGATGGTAAGTTTGTTCCAATCATGGACGCTTATCAGGTAGTTGGTAATACTTTAGTTCCTAGAGAGGATATTAAAGACCAAGATGGTTTTGCAAAAGCAGAACAACATTACCGTAACCAACTTAATTTAGTAAACTCTATGATCCATGGTGCCTATGGCTCAATGGATAAAGGAGAATACAGTAGATATACTTTTGGTCGTTTGTTGATGTATATGAGAGGCTGGTTAGGATACCAGTATATTTCTAGATTTGGTTCAAGACGTATGTCTTATTCTGCGGGTATGCAGTTTGAGGGTATGTATAGGACTGTTTTTAATGCTTCTAGAATGTTGCTTAATAACAAAATGAACTTCGGTGCAACCAGAGACTTGTTATCTAGAAACGAAAAAGAAAATCTCATATCTGCAGGTTATGATACTATAGCAATCATTGCTGCAATGGCTGTAGCAAAGATGCTTGCTTCCGCAGTTTACTCAGATGATGATGATGACATGGATAACTTAGGAGTTTACTATATGTTGTATAATGTTCTTTATCTTGAAGACGAGTTGAGTTCTTTGCATCCTTTGTTCGGAACTGCTGCAATTGCTTATTCAAGACTAGAAAACAACGTAGACGGTAAATCTGCCGTAGAGTATTACACTCACAAGAATATTGTTCTTCCATTCCAATCTGTTAAAAATGTACTTCAGTCTATTTGGGACTTTACTCTAGGAGATATTAATGCATTTGATGATTATGTCCCTAGAAGTAAAACTGGAAGAGTTCTTAATCCTAAAAGATATCAAAGAGATCCTTTCCTAGATGGTAAACCTGAGATTGTCGCAAGACTTGCTAAGCTTTGGGCCCTTGATAAAACAGTTAACTCTATGTACGGAGGACAAGAATATCTATACAGACGTTATGAATACTCGAATCCTAAGTGGTATACTAGTTCTTATGAAACTGATAAAAGATCTGCTAGAAAAGGAGCTGCTTCTGCTAAGAAAGAAATTAAATCTATTGAGCAAGAACTTAAGTACGTAGATGATCAGGACACCAAAGATGCACTATATGAAAGAATCTCTAATCTGCAAAAAATAATCGACAAAGCAGATAATAATATGAAAGCTTTAGAGGGTGATTTTGAAACTATGGATAGAAAGTAAATTTTTTAAACTATTGAAAAACTTATAAATAAAACTATATTTGTATAAATGGGGCATAAAATGCCTGGAGTAAAATCGATTAATTATTAAAATGGCTTACGATCTTTCACAAAAATTAGACGAGCAATCTAAAAAACTCAGACAGATTGCCGCAAGCACTGGACTTTCGGTAGGTTCAGGCGGATTCAAGTATCACGGTGCAGCAGCTGCTACAGGTGTTAAATACACTGCACTGGTTCCTCAAGAAGACACAGTATTTACCGTCTTTAAAGTAGATGGTGTAAATGTTCTCGCAGATAGGGGGATGACTGGTATTACTTTTAAACAAGGTGCTCTTCTTTCTGGAGGAGGGTTTATAACAGACTTTACTATCTCTTCAGGTAGTGTAATTGCTTATAAGTAATGATCACAATCGGAATAGGTATCAGAATTTAAAATGAAGTCTACAATACTTTACATAGCAACAGGTCTGTTAGCGTTTTTAGGATCTTATCTTTTAAAGATAACAGTTGATAATGCTGATCAGTACCTAGCTGTTGTTTCTATTGTATTTATTGACGGATTTTTTGGAGTCTGGGCAGGTATTAAGACAGAAGGCTTTAAAACCTATAAAGCTTTAAAAGTACTTCAGACTATGATTGTTTGGTTATTTATGCTTACAGGAGTACTTATGATTGAACAAGGTTTTCAGGGTACTTTCTGGTTAAGTGAGACAGTTGTTACTCCCTTTATTTTATTTCAACTTATTTCAGCTCTTAAAAACGCAGAAAGAGCTGGGCTTATACAAAATGAGTTACTTGTCATCATTCTTAACAAAATAGACAAGCATAAAGAAACCAACAATGGAAACAAACGTTCACCTATTAAAAAGAGAATTCGAAAAGACTAAAATTCTCTTAATCTCAGATATTCACTGGGATAATCCAAAGTGCAAAAGAGACTTATTAAAAAGTCACTTGGATGAAGCACTTAAAATTAACGCTGACATTCTTTTAAATGGGGATACTTTTTGTTTAATGCAGGGGGCTTATGATCCACGCAAAAACAAAAACGATATTAGGCCCGAACACAATAAGGCAAACTATTTAGATGCAGTAGTTGATACTGCTATAGAGTGGTTTAAACCTTATGCTCATCTTATCAAAGTTGTAGGGTACGGTAATCACGAAACTAATATTTTAAAGCGTCAAGAGACTGACGTAATTAAAAGATTTGTAGATGGCTTAAATGCTGAAATGGGCACTGACATTCAAGTCGGTGGCTATGGCGGATGGGTACTTTATTCTTTTAGAAGAAAAAATTCTACTAGTAGCGCTGCTTACAGAATTAAATACTTTCACGGCTCAGGGGGCGGTGGACCTGTAACTAAAGGTTCTATTCAGTTTAATCGTATGTCTACGATGGTAGAAAATGCTGATATGATTTGGATGGGGCACGTACATGAAAGTCAAGAGTTAACTTATACAGTAGAACGTTTAAACAGTTCTAACGTTGTAGATCTTAGAGATATACTTATGGTCAGGACACCTACTTACAAAGAGGAATACAATGAGGGTAAAGGCGGATGGCACGTTGAGAGGGGCGCACCTCCAAAACCACTAGGTGGAAGATGGCTTGAATTAATTCCAAAAAGAAGTGTGACTGGTGGAGAAGATAAAATAACAATTAGTGCATTAACTTATAAAACTATTTAATATGAAAATCCCAGTAACATTTATCTTTAACAAAGGAGAAGATCCTTTATATAAAATGATCGGCTTGCAAGCTGATTCAGACGAAGTTGAAATCCTAGAAGACGGTATTCTTGATATTTCAACTATTGAAGCTGTTAGTGACAATGGGGGTACTACTATGGTTTATACCAGAGGAGGACACGTATTTAGCATTGACACTTCTTATGAAGACTTTCTTGATGTTTATTTAACCTAGTGTATACTAATTCAAAAATATTGCTAGATAAAACAAATATGAGACTAACTATATTTAAAAATAGTAGCTGGTTTTTATTGCCTACTATTCAAGTAACTTTGAATAAAAAAATAAATCATTATCGTTGTATTGATATTATTTTTTTGAATAGGTCTTTAGAAATTGCCTGGGATATTGATCCAGATTACTTTCAGCTTTAATAATTTTTATTTATTTTTGATCTTATGTTAGGTTTTAGAGAAAAAATAGAACGAGTATTTCTTTATGTAATAGTCGTATGGTTAACTATTTTTTTAATAAAATCGACGTTCTTTAGGGAAGAGGCTAAGCCTAATACAGAGATTATTAGTTACTTAGACTCCGTTCAAAAAACTACAGCTGCCTTAATGTACAAGGTAGACTCACTAAATAAAGTAAAGGTAGAGCTTTACTCAGAGGTCACAAAAGTCAAGCTAAAGTATGACACAATTAAAATCACTATTGATAGTATGCTTCCTGTGGATGCCACTATCTTCTTACTGTCAAAGTCTCGACAGCTCACTGCTAGGGGAGTTGAATGAGGAATTCTTAAAAGGAATTCAGGCTAGGGAGAAAGTAGTTGTCCTAAATAAGATTATCAAAACTGATAGTCAGACAATAGCTTTGTACCAAGATAGCATTGTGCCTTCACTTAACAAAGCTGTAGAAGTTTCTAAAGAAGAGATTACTGACCTTAATGGGATTATCGATAAGAAGAATCGCATAATCAAAGCATATAGATATGGATCTATTGGATTATCAATATTACTAATAGGCCTACTATTATGACTATAAGAGAACTTGAACTTCAAATAAACAGATTCTTTTTAGACTCTGAAAAAGACTCTGAGCAAGAAGATGCTAGGGGAGTTGGTATATACCCCAACAGTGTAATACTTACCAAAGTACAATATGATAATTTTCTAAAAGAAATTTTTAAAATGGATGTTGACTTTGGAAATGAAATAGTTATTCAAAGCATCTGCGGCTTAAAAGTTATTTTTACTGACTATATCGCAGAACCCCGATTAATTAGAATGTGTAGAAATAATAAAGGGGACTGTTAAGCCCCCTTTTATTATTAACTATAGACAAATCACTCTGGATTTTTCAAATTTAATTCAGGACCTCCTACTGCAGCAAAGAATGCATTGATTTCATCTGCATCTTTGAGCTCAATTGTGATAGGCTCACTGGTAATTTCAAACTTTGCAATCTTTACAGGAATTCTTTCCTTTGTCTTAGGATCAGTTCTGTACTTGTACTCAATGGGAGTTAGCTTATCGGCATTAGACGATAAAACTACTGATAGCCCATCATTGGTTGGATAGGTCATAATAACACTTTCCAAATCAAAAGAATAACCAGGCTTGGCTACTTCTTTCTGTTCACCGTCTACTTCAACGGTTTCTTTCTCGGTATAAAAAAATAATTTCATAAGTTAGTTAGTTTAAATACTTTAATTCCTACGTTTTTTAAAAGGTTAAGACCTGATTGGTCTCTGTACTCGTTTAAGTAGTATACTTCTTTGATACCACTTTGAATAATTAATTTAGCACATTCTACGCAACAAGCATGAGTAATATACATAGTAGAGTTATCAGTGCTTATTGGACTTTTGCAGGCTTTGGTAATAGCATTTGATTCTGCATGGAGAACGTGTACAAGAGTTACATTACTATCCTCGCATTTGTTAGGCATACCACTAGGGGTACCATTATAGCCAAAAGAGATAATGTTACCGTCCTTGACTATAATGGCTCCTACTTGTAATCTTTTACAGTAGGATTCCTGTGATACTCTTAATGCTATATCTTGATATAATTGGTGCTTTGGCTTCATTTAGCTTCTGTTAGATTAGCTTCATATCTAAAAATTTCTTTAGAGTAGTCTAACTTTAATCCATCCAACATAACAGCAGACTTTATGGTAACAGCTGCAATAAAATCTGCACTAAATCCTTTACTAATTGACTGCTTGTATTTGTTTAAATCATTCCAGTAAACATCTCCAATTTTATAGACTAGCATTCTTTTGTACTCATCTATATCATACCAATCGTAAAAAGACTCAAATTGAGCGATCTTATTTTCAAAGATATCATAATGCTTATTCGTAATATTAAATAAAAAAAATAGGCAATTATCATATTTACATTTGTACCCATAGTCATCTAGATAAACATTTTTAAGACCAAATTCTGCTAAAGTCGGTAAAGAATTCTGGCTAAATACTAAACCTGTCAATAGTTTAGAGGTTAAATTGTACTTAGATAAATCCATTTCCTTACTAGCTTTTAAATTGTTATTCATCATCTCCATCTGGCAAAGTTAAGAAACGAATTCCATTATTTTGATAGTCTTCTCTGGTATATTCCCACAAATTGTTTTCTGTGTGCCACTTATACCGATCAATTGCTTGATCAAAACCTTCAAAATTACGGACTCCGTACTTGCCGCCAGATTTACCTATCTCTAGTATTTCATTAGACACCTCATAAATCATAGGATTTCCTGGAGATGTTTGACTTTCTACCATAAATCTAAAATTATTCATCTTTTCTACTCCGTATTTTTCTTTGTAGTTGTTTTGAATAAGACCTTCTGTGTAGAATGCCGCCTGAATATCATATCTGAACTTCCATAAATTAGAATACCAGTAGTGAGTTTTTACATAACTAGTCTTGATATCTATAGGATACAATGTTTTTTCGATCTTGTCTACAACAATCATATCTAGAAGAGCTTTGCAAGCTAAGTCTTTGTATGTAAAGTTAAGAGGGATCTGAAAGTATACATCGTATCTTTCTTTGTTCTCAAAGTAGTCTTTAGTGAACTTATGATTCATTAAACTTTCTTTAATTTCATAGATTAGTTTGTGTTGCTGCGGACTAATTACTTGCTTGTTTTCACTGTTAACTAACGCATTGTAGTAGTTGGCACCTTCTTTAGCAAATCTATCTCGGACTTTCTCAATAGTGTCTCTCTTAAATCCAGCAGTTTCATAAGCTATGCTTTCTGCATCAGCATTGTTTCTGTGCGCATATAGATTCCATACAAAATCGCCCATCTGACCTGAAGGTCTTTCTTCGGTCATAATAAAAAAGTTCTCAAAGAATGCGTCTTCTCCTTGAGTAATTAACATGTCTACACCATCTCCGATTATAATAGAATCTTTAGGCTCATCAAATTCAGATGTCGCATAGTCTATAAAATCTTTAGGGTGTTTTAAAATACGCTTAAGCCTACTCTGGCTTATAGCAGTGTTACTTAAATAGCTATCATCAATTATCATTTTCTTGGTTGGGTTTAAATCTATCATCATAATGAGGCTTTTCTCTCATTATATATTCTAAAAACATTGCATTGCACATTACGTGTGCTAAATGACTTTCTTTACTTTCTAAATCATTGTCTTCTCCATTCAGGAAAGCAAACATGTGCCTTAGAAGAGACTCTGAAACTTGTGTAACAGGCATACCTTTTTTCCAGTTATGTCTGTCATACTTTTTAGCTCCCATCTCAAGCACTCTTACAAGGCCTTCTAGCGACTTAAAGTCTACCAGAGACCATTGTAGCTTACCTTCGTTGTATCTAAGCGCTCTTGCCTCTTCTAAGGCTTCTATAAATTCATCTTTTTTCATATAGGTTCTGGTATTTTAACTTCTAGTATCTCTCTTCCAAATTCAATTACATCTGAGATAAATTTTATAATTTCTTTTTTCTTAGCTGTAGCTAGCGAAAGAGGAAATCTTTGAAACTCTCCTTCAAACATAATCTCTTCATAGAAAAATTTAGATTTTAGAATAGTCATTACTTCTTCTTTGGTAAACGTAGTTCCTTCTAAGTCTTCAAATCTTTCTTTTATAATAGGCAAAACAAAGCCATAGAAATAAGCAAGTTGTGGTAGAGTTCTTTTATTGTCTACTCTAGTAATGTTAACTTCTACATCTATCTCTGGTGAGCCCATTAGAATTTCTTTAAAATACTCCTGAAGGAGATCTTTGTCTACCTTAAGGTAAACTTTCCCATCAATGTTTAGAGAAAGTTTACCTGGTAGGTTTATTCTATTTACGGACATAACGTTTTTATTTCTTCCAATAGGTTGATATACAGGGATCCGCTTTTAGTGGAACCCTTTTACAAAATACAGCACCCGACTTAACCATAGCGTCTTCTAGCGCTTTTGCGGTTTCGTCTTTAATTGATTCTGGACACTCAACTACATTCTCATCATGTACTATGTTTACAAACTTTACAGTAAACAATAAATTGTTGGGGATCAAGTAGTCTTCCCAGAAGTAAACACAAGATAACTTGGTTATCTCAGCAGATTCACCTTGAATAGGATAGTTTAAAGACATGCGTTCAATGTCCCCTTTCTTACTAAAGTAAAGAGATACATCTTTCTTTAGCTTAGAATAAGTAGGAGTCTTTGCTTCTTTGTGCTTTCTAAAACTTTCCCAATAACCTTTGGTTTCGATTTCTTTTTTAGTTTCTAAAAACTCATCATAGAAATCTACATAAGACTTTTTACCAGTTACATCAGAGATAAGCACGTAGCCTTTTTCTAGACCAAACTTTTTAGTCTTCTCAAAATAATCTTTAAGCCCAGGAAATGCTTTGAAATAAGAATCGTAGATATGCTGACCTTGTTCAACGGTCAAACCTAATTGATCTGCAATTCCTATGCCACTGCCTCCATAGTTAATAGCAAAGCCCGCAACCTTAGCTGCTTGGCGCTTGTCTTTGTGCTTAGACTTAATCTCTTTAAGGCCCATTCCATCGAGCTCAGGATACATTTTCGATGCAACAAAAGAGTGCATGTCTCCCAAATCTTGATCATAGAACTCAAGTAAATTTTTATCTAGACACTTGTTAACTAGAACAATCTGTTCCTGGCCTGTGTAATCA